GTAACAGGTTCATTAGCAGTAAATTGAGCTGTAGTACCTGAGAATCCATTAGAATTATCGTATATTGCTGCTCCTGATACTGCTGATTCTATTATATAGAAAGCTTGTACTCCTCCAATAGTAGGCGGTGTATCATCGTCTATAGGTATTGTAATAGTTGCTTGATTAGAAGCAGTATTAAAGCTATCTCTTACTTGTACTGTGTATTTATACTGATTAATAAGGTCTGAGTTTAAATGTACTCCTACCTTTCTAGTAACTTGACCAGAAGAGTTCATAGAGAATGGATTTTCACTAGGATCTGTTAACTGAGCACTATTATTATATGTTCCAGCTGCTACATCTGAACCATCTATCTGTCTACTTGAAGTTGCAAAGTTGAAAAACGTAATTGTATCACTCTCAGAATCTGATGCTGCTATATTTCCTACTACTGTACCGGCTGAGCTTGATTCATTTATCGCAGTTAGGGTTTGATTATTAATAGTTGGGTGAACGTTGTCTGTTACACTTATTGTAATAGGTAAAGCAGTAATAGCATCAGTGTCTTGACCTGCTTCATAATGTTCATCAGATGCACTTATAGAAAATACATAAGAAGAAGTAGTTTCAAAATCAAGAGATGCGGTTGCTTGTGCAATAGTTACATAATTAGATGATTTAGTAATAGTAAAATGATCTCCGGGTACTGAACTTGATCTTATAGTAATAGAATCAGAGTTAGCATCTGTAAAATAAATTTTAGTTACTTCTCCAGCAGAAGCATTTTCATTTCTACTAGCGGTAAATGCTGTAATAACATTACCTTCTATTGAAGTTTGTCTAAATACTGGAGCTGAGTTAGCTGTTACATCTATAAACAGATTTTGATTAGTAGAAGCACTAAATGTATCGGTAACTTGAACAGGTACTCTATGTGCATTTGTGCCATCTCCTCTATTAGTTGTATTAAATAGTTCTACTATAGAAGATGTTAATAAAGTAACAGCACCATTCGAAGCTACATTGACGAATCCGTCAGTATAAGAAGCTTGAGCAGAGAAGGTTAAGCCTTGAGATTCAGGATCTGTGGCGGTTAAGGTATGTATGGATGATCCTGAGGCTAGAAACTCAGCTATATTTACATTTGCATTAGATGTAAACGATGGTGCTGTATTTGGATAAAATACTTTTTCTAGAAAGTCTCTTACACTTCCTGAAGTTCCTGGATTAAAGGAAGAAGTGAAGAAACCTGGTAAGTGTTGTTGTGATATTATTCTATTTCCATTAAATGTATCTGCTAAAAACGAAGCAGAATCAGCATTAACAGAATGTGATGATGATATTTCAGTAATTATTTCATGAGAAGCAGAAATAGCATAAGAAGCAGATAAGGCAAACAGAGCATGAGAGGCTGTAGTAGAGGTGGATCCGACTTCTTCACCATTTATACTAAGCCCTCCAGATATATTAAGAGATCCGGTAAGTTTACCATAGCTTCCTAACTGTTCGCTTATTTGTTTCCATTTTATTAATGCCATTAGCTAACTAATTTACCAGTAATCATAAATTCATCATCCGAATCTATACTAAAATTTAAATTATTATTAAATGTTATGAGTACGTCATCTCCATTATCAGTAATAGAGGTTATAGCATCAATTTCAGCCGCTACTCCGTTAACGTAGACTGTGAAATCGTCTTTTTCAGCTGCAGGAAAGCCTGCTGGTGCTGTAGCAAATGAAATATCTTCGAATGTTACAACAGAAGCGCTAACTGTAACAGTTGAATTGTTACTAGAAAATGCATTATTTAATGCTACATATGCTTTCTCTGCTGGGCTCATTGCTTCTTGTACTGTTGTTTTTAATCTAGTTGCAGCTCTATCAAAAAATCGAACTGTTCTTGAATTAACTCTTGTGTTTGAATACCTCCCCATATCATTTTAAATGTCGTTTATATTTTTTACTGCTTCAGTACCAAAAAGTACAGCAGATTTATTAAAGAACTTCATAGATCCTTGAGGTAAAGTATTTATTCCATCAGGAACTATATGTCCTAATAGGTTTATATTAAATTCAGTCTTTACTGTTCTATCTTCTCCTTGGTTAAGAGTAGTAGAGGTAGTATAATTATCAATCATAGCTCTAAAATTGAATCTATCTTTATCACCCCAATAAGAATCTGATGCATAATTAATGTTTTCTATTAATTTATTCATTTGCTCTATGTACTGAGTAAAGATAACACACGAGTATATTATATTTACATAATCAGGTATTACTACTCCTTGAAATTCTCTAGCAATAGACCTGTTATTAAGTGCTGAAAACCTATCATACTGGTTTTTCTTACTCCATTTCTTTTCGAATATACCAAATTGAGTAGGTAAATTAGCATCCATCTTATTTCCTAGCTGTCTATTCTTTTCTATACTATCCCTTTTTACCATTATTAACGGTAATTGTATTTTACCGTTTCTATCTCTATAAAATCCTTCTTTTTGAACTGCATGCCATCGTTCTGGTGAACCATATAATACAGGTACTTCTTTTTTAGCACCGTTTTGCATTACAGAAGGTCTAATTACATTGTTAAAGTAGTAAAATATAGCTTCATCTATGTCTCTTAACCCTAAACTAAACCTTTTTGTATTGTCATTCTTTACAGATCTTTGTAATTCTCTCTTTTTAAGATCGTTTATAGGTTGTTTAGAGCCACTATAATGTTCAGCTCCATAAGAATCTATAGAATCCTGAGATATTTGCTGTTGAGTTTTCGGTAATACTTTATTACTTGGCATATTTTCTATTCATATGTGTTCTAAATGCTTTTTTAAAACCAGTAAACACTTTATATAGTTTTTCTAATTTTTCATCTTGTGGAAACTTACGAGTTACCTTTTTAAAGTCTTCTGCAGCATCTACTATATGTTTATCTAAAGAAATCATTGGAGTATATTCAACATCCCAGCTATATTGACCAGTTTCAGGATCAAACCCTACTTGTTTAGTCTTATAATCAGGACTAGACTGTTTCCAATCTTCTTCTTTTTCGTTAAGTATGTCTTTTATTTTCATAATTCTTAATATTCTTCGTTTTGTGCAAAAGTTATACCAGTCTGCTCTCTTCTAGTCTGATGACAGTCTAAAATTAATGAAACTGATGTTCCAAACCTGCTTCCATAGTCGGTTAGGTTGTAGCTCTTATCTCTTCCTACAAATAATTGATTTTCTCTTACTGTATCAACCATATAGTAGTCTTCTTGCCAATTTACTATGTCTCCTACTTCAGGAACTACTGATACATCTTCTAAATCTTGTCTTAAAAGAGCAAATGATGCTTCTCTAGTTAAATCAGGTCCAAAATCATCGTTCGTTATTACTTGATCTCCTCTAGTTATAAGACAATTAAGTTTTAAAGGCTCTAAAAACGTTTTTATTAAGCCTTCACCGTAAATATTAACTTCTGTATCTTTAATACTTAATTTATAAAAAAGAATCTCTTGTTCTACTATGTCTTTTAGCAGTTCTCTATTAATATTTACTAATAAATTAAAATCTCTGTTAGATCCAAATAGCATTATACCTTTTCTATTGTTTGTTCACCTATTTTAACAAGTTTTACGTTAGGATACTTTGACATTGCTGTGTTTTTTAGCGATTCAAAGGCTTCCATAGCGCTTTTTTGTGTAATAAGCTTTATTTTTAATGTTTCTACATTTTCCATAGTACTATCCGCAACTGTTACTGTAGTAATACCTGGTAAAGCTCTAATTAAGTCAACTATTTGTGACTTATCACTACCGTCTTCGTACATTACCTGTATCATACCTTCATAAGTAGTGTATTGAACCTCGCTAAGTATCTGCATTAACTTCATTATCCTATATATATTGACATTGGTACAGCAGTTATCATTTTAGCATTAGCTTCCATCTCTCTTACCTGCTGTTCCATTTGTTCTACCCTTGAAGTACCTTCTAATAGCTCTCTTAACTGTTCTAACAAAGCAGTTTTTTCAGCTCTTGCGTCAGTTAAAAGGTCTGCTTGGTTTAAAGTAGCTTCTGAACCTGGAACAGGAACTGTTTGATACTTTCCTCTTATATATGCTAACATTTCTTTAGCTAACGCTGCAGCATACCTATATATCCAGTCTCTCCCAACGGAATTTATATCAGCGTATATAGGATTTTTAAAATTAGCATTAAATATATTAGTCACAGGGTTAACACCGCAGCAACCTGATTCGCTATTGTTTACTATCAAGGTAGCGTCAGTAGCTTGGTACTTTTCACTTAATTTATAATATTCTATCCTCAAAGTACCGGATTTAGCTGGTATTGGGAATAAAGTAAGCTTATTATTTAGTATTTCGAAGGAATATGCTGATCTTCTTATTTGATCATTAAATTCGATAGCTTGAACCTTCAACATATCATAAGAAGCAGGCATTAATAAGAAATTAACTCCAGGACTGTAAGATCCGAAGTCAAAAGCATCCATTAAAGACTGTATTCCTGTCCCTGTTCCTGCATAAGGGTCAAAATACCTTAAGATAGCAGGTGGAGCTTCGTAAAAAATACGTCTTATTTCTATTCCTCCTTCAATATTATTATCAATTGCCCATTGATCTAGGTCATAATCTTGTTGATTAGCAACTACATCAAGTAATCCGCTGTGTTTAGTTACATTTCCTCCTACTTCAGCTTCAGTGCCGTACTGTTGACTATATCTTATCTGTTCGTTAAGGTTAGGTTTAATAATTACATTATTTTGTTGTTGAGATTGATCTGAACCTTGTAGATTAAGAAAGTTTTGTTTTATTATTGCAGCATATACCTCGTTTCCATAGGTTGTTACTGCTTCTTCAAATGCTGCATAGAATGATCCTGATTGTAATTCTACATCCATTAAAGGCCACCCTAGTTTAGTAGCACAAAATCTAGCTACTTTATCAGCATCTGTTTGGAAAGTGCTGTCTGTATCGTAAAATCCGAATGGAGTTTGTCCGGCTGCAAACGTACTTGAGCCGCCATATGTTACTATATTTGCCATAAATTAAGAAGTTGTTATATAATATTCTATTTTAGCAGCTCCTGATATAGGTTCTACTAATATATCTTTAACATTATCATAAGCTATAGCTGCGCTATAACTACCAGTCATTTCATTAGATGATAACATAAATGATCCTCCTGGAGCTATTTTCTGATGGAAGTTTTCAGTTGAGCTTGATATTTCTAAATTTACGTCATATGTATCGTTGAGATTAGAAACTCGACCATATACTATAGAAGAAGTTACAAAAGTACCTCTATCTACTGCTCCGTTGTAAGAAAATATTCTAGTTTTAGATCCACTAGGAGCTAATAATGTTCTATGGTCTAAATAACTTACTCCGGAAAATGTTTTACTATAGACATTATCTCTATTATTCTCATCTAGAGTTAATTGCTCTACTACTACTACTCTTAAATTTGCCATACCTTAATCGTTTTTAATAAATAGTAACAAAAAAAGGGCCCGAAGGCCCTCTATTCTTAAAATATTCTTTACTAATTTTTATCCTTTTTAAGAATATGGTAAAGAACAAAAGCACCTACTAATCCAAGTAAGCCTTCATTACTCAATCCGCCTAATATACCCATGATATTGTCTACCACTGATACTTCAGGCCAGAAAGGTATCACAGCACCCTTAAAGAGTACCTCTAATACAACACCGAGAGCAATGATGCTTATCCCGATTTCTGTTAGTGCGTTAGCGTAACCGCCAACTTTTTTTAATAAATCCATGTAATTGATTTTAGTTAAACAATAGGTAACTGTTAACTTGTGAAAGGAATTCCATCGTATATAAATAGGCAAAAAAAAAGAGGCCCGTTAGGACCTCTCTTTCTCATTTATGAATTTAAGATATAATCTTAGATCGAACTTACGTCAGAAACAAAGATTTTACCGTAGAATTCTGGTCTGATCATCTTCTTAGCATATCTTGTCATAAGACCTTTTCTTGGTGTGAAAGTCTCAGGATCGTATACTAGAGGAGTCATCATTAATGGTACATATGGTGCATATACAGCTCCTGTTTCAAGGAATTGTGAACCTCTATATCCCATAAGGATAATGTTTTCTAACATATAAGGGTTCTTGTATACTTTGAATCTGTTCGCTAAAGAACCAACTCTTTGTACACCCATGTTAAACTCTTCTTGGTTTCCATCTGTGTTAGCAGCATATCCAGGAATTGATTCTAAGATAGTTGCAACGTTTGGAGAACATACTAGGAAGTTTGCTCCACCTCTAAGAGTTTTTTGGTGAATCTTGTTAGATACTTTTTGGATTTTAGTTCCTAAAGTTTGGAACCACTGTCCTTGTGTATTGTAGAATCCACCACCGTCTACTGCGCTAGTTGCCCATGCAGTTCCGTTCCAGTTTTTGTTAGACGCAGCTGACCATCTTTCAGTAGTGTTAGCATCTTGGATTAACATATCTAAAATTTCTAGGTCAATCTCCATTGAGATATACTCAGATAATAAAGAAGTTAATTCCGCTTCAGCATCAATACTGTGGTAAGCGTTAAGGTCTTGTGCAAATTCTGGTGTCCATTGTGCTTTTAACTTTCTAGTCTTAGCAACGATTGCTTCACTAGCTAGTTTAACATCAATAGATGGAATAGAGATTGAATTGTCAACTGCTCTTGAAGAATCAGCTTCGAAGTCACCTCTATCGTTATCTACTGGTTGCTTGTGGTATATAAGTGCACCAGTAAATGAATTTTCAGATACTGTAGAAGATTTAGCAATAACGAATGTTACGTCTGTTCCTGATACAGTTGTCCATTTTGGTATAGTAACATCTGTAGAACCAGATAAGATTCTAAATGCTCTTACACCTTTAAGATCAGCGTTGTCAGATCCTAATCCAACTTCTACTGTGTAGTAGTCAGAAGGTGCTGTTCCATCTTGGTAGTTAATAGAAGCAGAAGTTGCAGATCCAGTAGCAACTGCTGATAAAGTTTTAGATGCACTGTTAATAGTATATCCAAACTGTCCAGCTCCATAAAGACCTCCTGAAGGATCAGTGTCTTTAGCCATTTTAGTTCCAGCTTCTGTTACGTTACCGTAAAGGTTGTCCCCAGCAGATCTTCCGTTTCTAGTGTCTCCATATTTGAAGTCTAAATAGAATACAAGACCTGAAGGTAAATTCATTGGTTGTACAGATACGAAATCTTGT